CCCAAGCGATCTAATGCTATTCTTCCGCAACTTATTCCATCAAATAAACTTAAAACATTCATATTTTTATTTCCTTTTATTACCACTTATACAATTACAAGTTTGATATTTATAACCTATAATCAAAAATGAAGGGCAACTGCTAAACTCTCCATATACTCTAAACTCTCTGATTAGCTATTGCCCTTCTTCCTCAACTACTCTTTTACCATCCTTATCTTTACATACCCTGCTCTGCGTTCTGGTGCTGCTTTGTATGTAACTTCTTTTACTTGTTCTTTTTTAGCTGGAAGTGTTTTCCACTCTAAAACATAATTTGCTGCCCTAGCCTTGCTATGATTGCCCATAGACATCATAAGATCTGTCATTAGTTCAGCCTCTTTTTCTTTTGCTATCTTTTGTGCTTCTTTAAGGGCTTGGATAGTATCAATAAGATCAACCATATCAGCACTTAATATCTTTTCGTTTTCGTCATCACCTATATCAAAAATATTTCCTGCGTGTTCTGGCTTCTCAGGCGGATAGTAATCCTCTTCATCAACCCTTCTATCAAAGTCCAATACAACTTCAGATAACTGCCCTGCAAACTCTGGGTCTCTTTTATAAACGTATATTCTTAGATCAGTAGATTGATATAACACAATGAGTATTCCGTATTCAGCATCTAATATATCCATAGACGTATGCAATTGATCCACTCCAAGATACTTAGGCGGTTCACCTACTGCTGGATAATCAGAGCTGCATTTACATTCAAAAGGTATATCTCCATTTAGTATTAGCTCTTCATGGCCAACTAAAAATATGCCTTCGTCTGGGTTATGTTTAATTTTAAGATTAACAGCCTTACACCTGCCATCTAAAGATGCTTCTAGAGGAAGTTTAGGATGCACTATTTTATAATCCACCTCTGCCTCTAATTCTGTTATGCCTAACCTTCTTGCTGCTTCAGTGATTAGCACTGGCTCTAATAGATCGCCTGTAGCTTGTCTATTTGTTTGCACAAAGTCATCTACCAAAGTTCCATTCTTTTCCTGTATCGCCTTTTTTAAGCACCCATGCTTATCAAAGAATCTAGCCCTATCAAATAATGCACACGTTACTGATGACGTTGCTCTGAACCAAGTTAATTTACCTACCATTTTATTACTCCTTATTTAAAATGTTATTAATTTCACTGAGAGAATCCCTAACCGCTATTGGCTTATCAACCCCTACTACTACAATAAATGTTCCCATTGCATCTTTGTAGAAGGACTTGAATTTACTTAGTGGAATGTTTAAACTATCTAACGAACCTAATTTGTTAAATCTAACAGTTCTGCCAGGTTGTTTAAGTTTATGTAACGTTTCTGATGTTTTACCTAATTTGGAGTAATATATATTATGTGAAGTGCTATTGTCATTTAAAAAGAGCGATAGCTGTTTTGTCCCACTGCTACGCTGTTTGTATTTGACTGCTGTTCTGCACATATTATTATTATCGTTTATAAGTATCATAGGGTTACATGACCGCTAAGTTGATTTTTTATAGTATGAGCCATTACTAAATCCATCCTTCTCACCATTACCCAGACTCTTAAATAAGTGATTCATTGACATAACTTCAAATTGTGCAATGTGTAATTTATTACGTTCTGAGTTTGGGGATCTAGATATTTTGGCAAAGATTTCATACAGGCTTTTAAAGTTGTCTCTGGCAATATTAATATGCTCAGTGCAACCTAGTGGTACTGTAATTCTTCTAACGCTTTTTTGATAACTCATACTATCTCTCCTTTACTTTTAATAACTTATATAAAAATATATTTATTTGCAATAGGGTTTCATAAAAAACATACCACTATTACACGCAAACATTTAGCCTAATTTTTTGAGGGTATTTTTTACAGCCTCATTTTTGTCATTAGTTTTAATTAAGTCCAGGTGATATTTTCCTATAAATTTGTTAAAGGTTTGTAAGTCCTGAGTCTTTAAATAACTAGGATGGTCTGCTGTTCCTATATCGTCAAAATGGCCTTTTATTTGCTCACCTAAGACGCTATCTAATAAGGGCGATAGTTCCAACAGGCATTTTATTCTTTTAGTCATATCTACCTCATAGACTCTCTTGAGAAGTGCTGTAGGCTCATAGCATTTGTTTCTTGCGTCATTTTTAGACTTAACCACTTTTACAAAGTTAATAGCAATTAATGTGTTAATCTTTTTTCTAATAGTATTAGACGATTCGTGCAACGTGCTTTCTATTAATGACACATTAGGACAATTGCCTTTGTTGTGTTCAGTAAAAATAAATTTAGCTATAAACTCACCAACTGGGTCTTTTTTAACACCAATTGCCTGAGCAAATAACAATCCGTTTAATTCAACAGCCACGTCATGTTCTGTAATTGCTTTAAGCATTTTGTTAGGTATGTTTTTATTACTCATTATCTACAGCTCCAGCTTTTTAGCTTTATTTAATACGTTAGAGACACCCATAGGTGTCCAGGTATCTTTACCCCTTCTTGTTTTAATGCTTTGTGCCATTAATGCATTTGCTATCTCTTGCAAGGTTACCTTGCCATAGCGTTGAATTCTTCTTATCTCTGGAATAATGGCCTTGCAATAATCATCCGCCAATCTTTCCCTTGCCCTAGTTGCATTAGCAGTTGCTACATCAAGATTGATTGGGTTGCCTGCCTTCCATCCAGTTGCCTTCTTTTTAGCAATAGCCTTCTTAGCCTTCTTAGATGTTGCATCAATATGATCCAAGCACTGAAAATACATTTGCTTAACGTGATATTTAAAAGCACTTGCTCTATGGTCTGTCGATCTTATGGCTATTATGTAAGGATCATCACCCTCAAGCTTCATGCAAGCATTACAAAAGGCAAGGCTTCTGGGTAAATGACCAATGTTAGCAATCACTAGTTTAGCTGCCTTTTCATTGCACTTAGCAATGGCTTGTTCTAATACAGGCTTGTAGTTCTTCCTAACGCCCTCCTCAATAAACTGATCTATAGTTGAACATCTTGTACCAATGCCCTCTTTAATAAGTGCTTTGCTTATATCAGTTTCTTTAACTGATTTAATATAAACAACGCATTTGCCACTTGGCGTATAGTTACTTCTCATTCTCCAACTCTCCTACGTTTCACAACGTGGTATATAGTTAACATTCATATAATATATATTAATATATATATAATTACAAATATCAAACTATTGAACTTATAAGTAACCAAATATTTAATAGCCTATTCTTCTTGACAGGCTATATATTTATTATGTTTAGTTTTTAAAAGATTTATTTTTTTATTCAATAAAATATAAATACATTATTTATGTAAATGATATTTATAAAGGATTTAATACAGGAATTGCGGATATTTGATTTAAGGTATCTTGAAATGATTGCAGCTCCATCTCTGGAACTATCATTGATTGGTCAAAAGTAAAATAGGTTTGATTATCTGAACCAGCTTTAAAGAAGATTCTTTTTTCTGGCATAAATACAAAGGCCAAAATATCTACATTATATCTTTGGTAGGTTTTAGATTGTTTTCTATGGCTCTCAGTTGCAAATACATATTTGCCCTCTTTAGTTTTTCTTCTTGCCTTAACCTGCACTGAGTATCTCGCTGATCCTAGTTCACAAATTAAATCTGCTGGGTGTTTGCTTTGTGTCTCATAGGAGAAATCGCAACACTCAAGCAAAAAGGTTTTAACTAAGGACTCAGCGTATGCCCCAAGACGTGAATTGTTTAAGTGTTCTTCTGCTGTTTTTGCTGACATAAGGCAAGCTGCCTTGAGTTAAATGCTGATCTATTTGGTAGCTGAACTGCATACTTAGATCGCAAAATTTCTTCAGAGGCCTCAAGCCATAAACCTAGTTCCATGAGTTGTCGTGTTTTTTTAAACTTCATAAATCCTGTAATGCCCAGGTTAAACACCATATCAATGCAAACCATTCTAGCTTTCTCTGGCATTGTTCTCCAAGCTCCAAAGTTCTTATTTAACTCCTCCTTGACTCTTTTAATATCATTATCAAGCAAGTACATAGCCTCTTCTTCTGATATACCATTATCGCTTAAATTTCTACCGCATCCAATTGTGTCTCTTGGCGGTTCTGCTGTACATTTATAAACATGGCATACCACTCCCTCGTGCCTTACAAGCATTTGCTTTACTTCTGCATCAAACATTACCTGGCTACTCCTTTTAATTTTTCTACGGATCTTAGTGAACTCATACCAAGCAAGGCTAATAAGATTGTAGTAAGTTGAGAAAAATCGAACTCTAATGCTTCTAATTGCAAGTTTGTTCCTGCAACTACTGCTATCCAAGTTGCAACAGGCAAGATGCAATAATGTATAGCCAGGCTAAGTGAACAGATCCAAAGAATTGATGGCCTAGCTGCTGCAACAAACCAGTTGGTAGATTTGGCTGCTTCTTTATTAACTTCAATTTGTGCTTTGTCCAGTTCAATTAATTCTATCTTTAGGTTATGAGCTAATTGCTCTTTTAAATCTTTATCCTGCACAAATTTGTCCAGGACGTTATTTGCTACGTCCGCTACTGCGTTTGTAATATTCAAACTATGCCTCTAATGATTAAGGTAAACATACTGATAAGTATTGTCGTAAGACCTGCTAACAACCACCCTTTCATACTATTGACTGATACTTGTAGATCATCAGTTTTGCGGTAGATGGTTTTCCAACGTTCTTCACACATTTTTTCATGTACTCTTAAATCTGAATGAACGTCATTAGCAGTCTTACGAGCTGACATTAGATATTAATTAAGCTGCTCAACAGGTACAGCTTCTTGATTGCTGTCACTGCTTAAAACAAGTTGATTCTCTAATTGCATAGCTTTATTGGCATAATGATTCACTAGTTTGTCTAGGCCTTTTACCTGGGCTTCTAGTTCTTCAATTTTTGCTTTATCTGTTTTCTTTTCCATAATATTTATAATTCTCCATAGGTTTGTTAATTATAAATTATAAAACAAAAAGTAGATAAATAAAAATATTTATGCCCAGATAGCAGTTGCTATTGTTTGCACCAATTCATCTTCATTAGACATATCATCACCTTTACTAAAATGTAAAACCTTAGTAGCAGTTACAGGCAGTTGATCGTCATCAGCATCATCAAATAAATCATTGTAAACAACCATAAGTGTTGGGTAGGTTTCCTCTCCTTCTGGTGCTGGTGTCATTGCTG